TGGCTGCTGCGGATTTGCACGCCGCTGTGGCCACAGCTGAAGAGAAAGACGGGGCAGATGAACCACCTAGCATTGACAGAGCAGCAGGGGTAGTTGACACCAACATACTGCGCAGCGTATATGACGAACATGGGCAGCCGCTCATAACCTGGGATGAATTGGCCGAATCAACGGAGGACATAGCCGAGGTGGCCATCGAAGGTGTGAATGAGAGAGCTCAGGATTTTGGCGCTGGTGGTACACAAGACACGCAACGGCAGTCAGATACCTCTGGTACCACCGCGCCTACTGGAGGGACACCACACCTGAAAGCGACTCCCCAAACTGGCACACAGATGCAGTCGATGCCCAAGCTAGACTTCAAGTAGCGCTGGAACTCTGGCCCTTACCACACAGGGTGTCATGGCAGTCGCTAGGAGATACGATGCGCACTGAATCGGCCCAATGCCTACAGCTGAATCCAAAATATGCCACGGCCTGGTTGCGTGTCACACTATTTTCAGCCACCACAGGCCCAGAAGACTACACAACACTGAACCTGAAGATGCACATGCCCAACACACATGACATAGATGACCGGACGCCATGGGGCATGCAGCACCAGCCAGAAATATGGGGCACATATGATCGTGGCAAGCCGACCTACAAGAGAATGCTACATACGGGACCCTGGCCTAAGCGTGTAGTCACACAGTTCCCTAAAGGAGACACGGGCGATGGTGAGGTACTGCAATTAACTGTGACAACCGTGTACGAAGTGTTGCAGCGTGAACCACGCGCATGGGAATGGGAGCTAATGGAGCACAACTACGGGCACCCGCAATGGAGTGTCGCTGCCATCCTCCTGGGCTTGAACACCAGCCCAGCCTGGTTGCCCGAGATGATGGCCAGAGCTGGAATGATGCGAACGCCACTGTGCCACTGGATTGGGGCATACAAAGACTGGACCAATGCATTACGCAGAGTATGCGCCGTGTGGGGCGAACCTAAACGGGATCCCAGCAATTGGATGCACATACGTAAAATGCTGAATTGTTCAGATCGCGTGCGTGAGGATGCAGACTGGGAACATGAGGCCAAACGGCGCGCAGCCGAACTGCCAGGCATCGTTGGATTGGGAGCAAATGGAATGGTAAACACCGACTATTGGATGGTGGCGCTGAGCAAGCACTTGGAAGCCATTGCGCGCGAAGCAGTGGGAGCTGTAAACGAAAGCATAGAGCTAGAGGGAATGGTCGATTGGATGCGTGCACGATGGGCTCACATGCCAACGGGCTCGACCTCCATGCGCTGCTTGGTTGAAGGAACTAAGGAAATAGACAACAGACTGCGTTCCGGAGACAGACCATCCAAAAAGACAACAGCAGAAGCTATGCCATGTTGGCTCCTGCCATTCATAATAGCATTCATACAACCAATGACGATAATGCGTGTAAGCACGAAAGACGAGCCGCAGCGCAAACTGCGCGCACTGTACGCAATATGCTGCCTACTGTCACTGGTCGCATCATTCGCGAGTGTACACATCGAAAAATTCATAACAGCTGAGGGCATAAGAGCAAAACAGTCGCCCGCGGACGTATTGGAATGGGTGCGCCAAGGTATCACAGCGAGTGCACAGGAGTGTTGGCTCTCAATGGACTATAGCGATTGGAACTGGCAGATACAGCAAATATACCTCATCAAATGGAATCTAGCGCTAGCTGCAGCCTGGCGCAAATGCTACACACGTAACCATTCTGTGGCAACACAAAAAGCGATGGCAGCCATTTGGGTGGCACATGCACATGCTGCAAGTTATGCACAGATGCCAGACCAGACAAGAAGGCTAATGGCTTCAGTTGCGAGCGGCCATCGTGACACTGCACGCGACAATTGCGCAATACATGGAGCATACAAAGCCAACTTTGTACAGATGGCGCAAATGTTCGACATACATGCTAAGCCGCTCTTCATGTTCATAACGGGAGACGACGAAGACGGAAAATTCAAAGACTATCTGGCTGCAGCTGCATACCTAATGGTGGCACTAATATGCTACTTCGACCTGAACGCCACGAAGCAGCTAGGGGGCAGGTGGACACATGAATTCCTCCAGAGAATGGCTAGGCCAGCCGATACGCCAACCATGCCGATGTGGGCTGCTTTGGCGCAGTACGCCAGTGGCAACTGGTATAAGGAC